CAGACGTTCAAAACGACATTTTGGGCGAAGACGTAGCCGACGAATTGCGAAACGGAAACTTGAAGCAAAGCGATTTGCCGAAGTTTGAAAGCCGTCAAGCTTTAACGCTTGACGAATTCCGCCGTAAGATTAACGAAGTTCTTTCCCGCTGATTCGGTGAATCGGCATAACCGCTAAGGAGTCCTAGCAATGGCACTTAAAAAGAAACTTACCAAAGCTGAATACGAAAAGCTTTCCGAACACATCAAAGCCGAATATATCGAAGACGGCGACGGCGACGGCTTCCGGCTGGATATTGACGGCGACGAAGATACGGGCGCTTTGAAGCGCGCGAAAGACCGCGAAGCGCAGTTGCGCCGCGAAGCTGAAACGAAGTTGCGCGAAGCGCAAGAACAGCTTGACGCATTGGGCAACGATGACGCCCGCAAAAAGGGCGATATTCAAACGCTTGAAAAGTCTTGGCAAAAGAAGCTTGAAGACCAGAAAGCCGAATATGAAGGCAAGTTGGGCAAGCTTACTTCGCATACGCAAAAACAGCTTGTCGATAACGTCGCAACGCAAATTGCTTCGAAGATTTCCAACGCCCCGGCGTTGCTTCTTCCCCACATCAAGGCGCGCTTGCAAGCCGATTTCGAAGGCGACGCCCCGGTTACGCGCGTTTTGGACAAAGACGGTAAGGTTTCAGCAATGACCGTCGAAGAACTGACCGCCGAATTTGTTGCAAACAAAGATTTTTCCGCTATAATCACCGCATCAAAGGCTTCCGGCGGTGCCGGTCGGTCTTCGAATCAAAACGGCGGCGGTGCCCCGAACAATTCCGATAAACCACCCGCCGACCTTGCTTCGATGAACCCCGCACAACTTGCGGAACATATCAAAGCTTCGAAGGCAACCGATTAAAGGTGATTCATCATGGCACTTTCTGACCTTGCCGTTTATTCCGAATATGCGTATTCTTCGATGACCGAAGTTCTACGCCAACGAATCGACTTGTTCAACGCTGCAACCGGGGGCGCAATTACCCTTCGTTCCGCCTCGCATCAAGGCGATTTTTCCGACGTGGCATTTTTCGCCAAAATTTCCGGGCTTGTTCGCCGCCGTAACTCTTACGGTTCGGGCAACGTTTCCGAAAAGAAATTGGCACACCTTGTCGATACGATGGTGAAGGTTGCAGCGGGCACGCCGCCCGTTCGCCTTGACCCCGGCCAATTCAAATGGATTCAGCAAAACCCCGAAGTTGCGGGCGCGGCGCTGGGGCAACAATTGGCACTTGACACGATGGCCGATATGCTGAACGTCGGTTTGGGCGCAACTTACGCGGCGCTTTCCGCGCAAGCTTCGAACGTCTATGACGCAACCGGCAACACCACGCCCGAAGATACTTTGTCTTTCAGCAACTTGAACAACGGGCAAGCGAAGTTCGGCGACCAAAGTTCGACAATTGGCGCATGGGTGATGCACTCGAAACCCATGTTCGACCTGTACGGGAAGAACCTTACGAACGCTTCGCAGTTGTTCAATTACGGTAACGTGAACGTCATTCGCGACCCGTTCGGTAAGTTGCTGGTTATGACCGATTCGCAAAATCTGGTCATCACTGGTTCGCCGAACAATTATGCGGTCTTGGGTCTGGTTCCCGGTGCGGTTATCATCGACCAAAACAACGACTATACGGCCAACGAAGAAGCGAAGAACGGCGACGAAAACATTATTCGCACGTTTCAAGCCGAATGGTCTTATAACGTCGGTGTTCGCGGCTTCACATGGGACAAGACCAACGGCGGCAAATCGCCGAACGATGCGGCGTTGCTGACTTCGACCAATTGGGATAAGTACGCGACTTCGCATAAAGACCTTGCCGGGGTTGTTGTTAAAACCAAGTAAGGCAAACGACGAAAGGGGCTTCGGCCCCTTTCTTCCATGCAAACTTAATTCGAAGGAAATTCAACTATGAAACCCGCAAAGATTCTTTATTTCGTGGATGGCGTTTCGCCGACCCCGGAAGACTTCGAAGCCGCTTCGAAGCTTACCGCGCAAGTTGTCTTCCGCAATGCGCAGGCCGTGCCCGCCGAAGGTGCATTGGAAGAATGCGACGGCGTAGCCGGTGCGATTCCGCCGACTTACGCCGAACTTCCGACCGCCGAAGACGCGATTAAAACCGTTTCCGAAAAACTCGCAGCACTGGCGAAGCTGGTAGGCGACAGCCCGGCCCCGAAAGCCCCGGCCAAGCCCGCCAACGCGCCCGCAGCGGCCCCCGCAGCCGTAGGCAAGGGCCAAGCCCCGGCGCAGGCTGGCAAGCCCGCAGCGGCCCCGGCTTGGACGCCCAACGCCGCGCAGTAAGGCCCGACCCTGCCCGCTTAGTGTGGGCAGGCATTACACAAAACAACCGGACAAACGAAAATGACTTTCAAACTTTTTAGCCGCGTAACCGAAGCATTCGAAGAACTTTGCATGGGCAAGGCTTCGCCTGATAGTTCATTGCCGGTTGTTTTGTCTGAAGATTTTACGAAATCGGGCGGGGTTATTAACGCGCCTGCCGTGAATATTGACCTTTTGACCGCTGTCGCTTCGGGTTGGTACGACGCCGCCGGATTCCATTCGGCAACGTTTCAGATTCAAACCGGCGCGGGAATTACTGCCGGTATTCTGGCATTCGAACAGACGAACGACATTGCACGTTCGCCCGCTGGAAATCTTTTGTCAGTTTATGATTTGGGGGTGCTAAATGTGTACCCGCTTATTTCGGTGGCGCTTGCCGCAAATACGACGCGATTGTTTGGCGCCGCCCTTTCGGCGCGTTACGTTCGGGTTCGCGTTTCAACTGCCGTTGTCGGCGGTAACGTTTCGTGCAGCGGTGTTTTTTCGCAACAAACGTTTACGAATAGCTTGCAAGTAACGGCGGCGATTGGTGCCGGTGCGAACTTGGTTGGTGACGTTGGAAATCAAGCCCGCGCAACAACGGGCGGCATTGCTGCCCCGTTCCGTTTGCTTTCTTCCGCTGCAACGACAAACGCCACATTGGTTAAAAACGCTGCCGGGCGAATGTTCCTTATCACGGGCCGAAACAATGCGGCGGCAATTCGTTATTTGAAGTTTTACAACAAGAATTCGGCCCCTACTGTTGGCACTGACGTTCCAGTTTTGACCATTGCGCTAGACGCTTCGGCACAATTCGAAATTGATTTGAACCCATACGGCCAATTTTTCACGACCGGCATTGCGTTTGCAATTACGGGCGCGGTTGCTGACAACGACACGACGGCAATTGCTGCGGCTGATATTCTAGCCCTTAATATTTGGTACGCTTAAAATGGCAATTTCAATCATTGTTGAAGACGGTTCGAACGTAACGAACGCAAATTCGTTCGTTACGGTTGCCGAAGTTCGCGCATACGCCGAAGCGCGCGGCGTTACCTTGCCCGTCGCCGCTGATTCTTTGGCCGTAATGCTGATTAAAGCTTGCGACTATTTGGAAGCGCAGGCGAACCGCTATCAAGGCGAAATTGCCAACGAATCGCAGGCGTTGCAATGGCCGCGAATTGACGTTTATATTAGCGGAAGCGAAACCGCTTTTCCGTCGAATGCAATTCCGAAGCAACTTAAATCGGCGCAAAGTTCGCTTGTTGTCGCAATTAGCGAAGGCGTCGATATTATGCCGAATTATTCGGCGGCTGATTTCGTAACCGAAGAAAAAGTAGGGCCGATTACGACAAAATACGCCGACCCGACAAAAATTGGCATTACGCCCACATTAACCAATGTCGAAGCCCTGTTGCAACCGCTGTTCGGTTCAACTTTAACCGGCTTCGCGCTTCGTACAACGCGGGTTTAATATGGCACGTTTCGACCGTCAAGTTCAAACAGCGAAAAAGCTAATTGCCAAAAACGGGCAGTTGGTTAAATGGCGCATTGTTCGCGATGCCGCCCCGGTCGATACTGCGCAGCCTTGGAAGCCGACGAACCCCGCAACGCCTGTCGAACACGACGTAACGATTTGCTTTCTTACCGTCGATAAAGATACTTACGAAACGCTTTCGTATATGGCAGGCGGCGAAGTTCCAATGGGCGCAGTAATGGGCCTTATGGGCGCGGTTAATTTTGAACCGTCGTTGAAAGACGTTGTTATTCGCGACAGCAAAGAACTTCGTTTGTTCAACGTCGAAGAATTGAACCCTAACGGGCAAACGATACTTTATACAATGGTTTTCCGATGACAACGACATATAGCGGCGCAGCCGACGAAATCAACGGGGCTTTTTGGCAAGTCTGGAATGCTGCCGAAGTTTCTTCGCTTGTCGGTTATGCACCCGATGTTCGTTGGCCTATGGTCGAAGAACCCGCCGAACCTGATTCCTCAAAGTATTGGGCGCGCGTTTCAATTCAAACCGTATTTGAAGAACAAACGGCGCTTGCCGGAAGTGATACAAAGCGACGTTACACGGCTTCGGGTTTGGTTTTTGTGCAAATCTTTTGCCCCAAGTCTATTTCTAATTCTGGCGAAATTGGCCGCAAATTGGCCGAAATTGCCCGCAAGGGTTATCGCGGCAAATCAACGCCGAATAAAGTTTGGTTCCGAAA